TCGACGATCTCGGCGTGACGCAAGCCGACGATCGCTCGGTGACCATCACCGCCACGCGCGGCGACGTCGTCAAGGAAATCGGCACCGCGCATTTCCCGCTCGACATCTACCGCGGCGTCTGGCTCGAGGGGAAAGCCTACGAGCCCGGCGACGGCGTGACGTGGGCCGGCTCCGAGTGGCATTGCTCCGCGGCGACGACCACGAAGCCGGGCGACGGGTCGAAGGCGTGGACGCTGAAAGTCAAACGCGGCCGCGACGGCAAGGACGGCAAGGACGGCGGGCCCGGCCCGGCAGGGCCGCAAGGTCGCGACTGGCAGCAGGTCTACGACGACACGAGGCGGCGCTGACATGGCGACGTTCGTGACGCTCCCGCAAGTCAAGGCGCACCTCCGCGTCACGGCCACTGGCGAGGACGGGACGATCCAGGACTACGCCGACCAGGCCGAGGAAAAAGTGATCTCCTGGTGCACGACGCCGGTCGTCGTCTGGACGCCGACGACCGTGCCGAAAGTCGTGGTCGCGGCCATTCTCAAACAGACGGCCGAGCTGTATCGCTTCCGCGGTGATGACGTCCAGGGCGCGCCGCGCCAGGACGGCGAGGAACTCAGCGTCGAAGTGCGGGAACTGCTCCGCGCCTATCACCAACCGGTGATCGCATGAGTCCGGTCGCCCTCGGCCTGCCGCATCGCTCGAGCGGGCAGCGGCGCATCCTCCTGTCGCTCGACGCGCCCGGCCCCGCCGTGCCCGACGGCGACGGCGGGTACACGCAAGGCTGGGCGCCCCTCGATCCGCCGACCGCGAACGCGGACGTCCGGCCGGCCAGTGCGCGCGACCTCGAAGGGGTGATCTCCGGGACGGTCCAATCGACCGCGACGCACCTCATCACGCTGCCGTTTCATCCGGGCATCACGACGACCACGCGCGTCCAGTGGACCGACGCGGCGGACCGTCCGCACACCGCGAATGTGACCGCCGTCGTCAACGTCGATGAGCGGTGCATTGAGCTGGTCCTCGGGGCGACGGAGGTGGTGGCGTGAACCGGTTGTATTTCGAGGGGCTCGACCTCGCCGAATGGACCCCGTGGCTCGACAGCATGGTGGCCGAGGCGGACGCGATTGTGACCGCGCATGTCACGGGGGCCGCCGCGGAGATCGCGGGCGCGTATCCGTCGGCGGCGTCGGCGCTGGCCGCCGCGATGACCCACCACATCGACCGGGAGGGCTATCACATCGACGCCGCGGTCGTGAATCGGCACCCGCTCGCGTGGATTTACGACCACGGCACGATGGTCCGACACACCGCGACGGGCACCGAGCGCGGCGCCGAGGGGCCGCACCATATCTTTGTGCCGCGCGCCTACGACTGGGCCCGACGCCAGTACCGCGCCTTGTCGGGCATCCTGGAACGGTACGGCTTCAGCGTCACCGGGCAGATGCACGATGGGGATGTGATTGCCTGAGTCGAGCGCGATTGATAGTGCGGTGATCGGCCTGCTCGCCGCCGACGCGACGCTCACAAGCCTGATGCCGGGCGGCGTGTGGTACCAGCTCGCGCCGCCCAATACGCAGCAGTTCGTGATCGTGTCGATTGCCGACAGTGCCGATCAACAGATGTTCGGGGCGCGCGCGTGGGAGTCGGTGCTCTATCTGGTCAAGGCGGTCGAGTTCTCGTCGCCGACCGTGACGAACAAGAACGCGCGGGCCGCCGCCGAACGCATCGATGCGCTCCTCGACCCGCCCCCGCCCGCGCCGCCAGCCACGCTGACGATTCCGGGCTACGGCGCAATGGTCATGCAGCGCGAGGGACGTCGGGTGCGTGATTTCGAGACAGATGCGACGGACGCGACGATTCAGTGGGCGCACCGGGGCGCGCACTATCGCGTGATGGCAGCCGCGACGCCGTGATCGGCGCGCAGAGGGAGCACAGACATGGCAGCGAGCAACCGGCACCACGGCAAAGGCGGACAGTTGCAGATGGACGTGACCGGCGGGGCCACCCCCGTCGCGGTGGCGTCGCTGGATTACTGGGATCTCGATATGACCTCACAAAAGGTGAAGGTCACGGCGTTTGAAGATCCAAATGAGGTCTACGTCATCGGCAGGCCAGACCTCAAGGGTACCTACAAGGGCTGGTACGACTCGGTGGGCGGCCTCGTGCTCTTCGATGCGATTCAGAGCGCCGTCGCGCCGGCGCTGAAACTCTTGCCCGACAAGGCCACCACCGCCAATGCGTTCAGCGGCAACGCCTGGCTCGACGGCAAGATCACCGTCGACTCCAACGGCGCCGTGTCGATGAACGGATCGTTTGTCGCGGCGGGGCCGTGGACGTTGCCCCACTCGTAAGACCCGATGCGGTCGATCTTCCCGCAGGTGATCGAGGGCGTCGTCGGGGAGCTGCGGTGGAACTACTACCGGGCCGCTGCGATTGAGGGCTATCGGGTGACGTGGTCGTCGTCCGAGCGCCGATGGTCGCTGGCCGCGACCGTCGTCCTGGCCGACGCCTTCAAGATCGCGCAACGGCCGTTGCGGTTTGTGGCGCAGGTGCGGGGCGCCGAATGGGAATGGGATATGGACACGATTGAGTTTACCGGGCTGCGCGGGCCGCTCACGGCGTCGCTCGGGGCGCCACGGTCGCGACGCCGATGATCGCCGCCGTCGACCGCGACGACGACGCCGCGGGGCGCCCGCTGCCCGCGGGCTGGCGTTTCGTCCAGGGCGGCACGCGGCAGCTCGAGTTGTCGGAGGGTGATTGGATTCGCGTGAAGCGGCGCCTGACGGCGGGCGAATCGCGCGCCGCGATGGCGCGCATGTATACCGTGACCGGCGACGGGTCGCGCGTCTTCAACTACGAAATGGTCGGCCTCTCGACCATCCTCGCATATCTCATCGAATGGAACGTGACCGACGCGAGCGGGCGGATTGCCCCGCTGACCGGGCCGAACGGCGACGACCCGCTCGTGATCGCGGCGGCGACGCTCGACCAACTCGACCCGGAGAGTTACGACGAAATTCTCCAAGCCGTGAAGCAGCACGAGCGCGACATGATCGCGGAGCGCGTCGCGGAAAAAAAAACCCGACGTGGCGCGCTGACATCGTCCGCGACCTCGTCATCGCCCGACACTATCACTGGCCCTACGAGTACGTCGGGCAGCTCGACGCGGATGTCTACACCGTGATCGTGGAAGAGATGACGCGGGAGCTCGCCGACTAATGGCTGTCACCGGCAAATTCGACGCCGATTTCGAGGACTTCAAACGCGAAGTCGATGAGTCGACGAACAAACTGAAAGACATGGAGACGCAGGCTGACGCGGTCGGCCAGGCCGTCGATAAGGCCCTCCAGCCCCAGGCGGGCGGCGGCGGCGGACTCGAGACGCTCGGCGGCTCGCTCGGCGGCGTGGGCACGGCGGCGGCAGGCGCGACGACCGAGCTGGGAAATTTCGCGGCGGCGAATGAAGCGGCGGTCGCCGGCGGCCTGGAGATGGTGTCGGTCACCGAGATGGAGGCGGCCGGCTTTCTGACGCTGCAAGGCCAGACCGCGCAGACGATTGCCGAGGTCGCCAGCGGGACGGGCGCCGTCGAACTGCTCGGGTCCGCCTTCATTGGCTGGAAACTCGGGCGCGTGATCTCCGACCTGTTTGATCTCGACCGCACGATTGGGAACGCCACCGCCAAACTGCTCGGCATGGGCGATGCGGCGGGGCAGGCCGCCGCCGCCACCGCCGACACGCTCACCCGGGCAAGCGAAGCGGCCGGCTACGCCATCACCAACTTGCACGACGCGATACAGGTGCTCACCGACAAAGATTTAGAGCGGCTCAAGACGACCCTGCGTGGGGTCGCGGACCAGCAAGCGGATCGGATGTTCACCGCGTGGCACAAGCAGATTGAAGAATTGACGGCCTCGGGCTTAATTCCTCAACTGACGAAAGACCTCGACGCCCACGCCTTCTCGATGAAAGAGCTGGCGAAGTGGTATCAGGTGGACGTCGGCGCGATTCAGGAGTATGCGCGGGAGCTCGCCAAACAACGCGCCGCCGAGAAAGACGGGGACCAACAGCACCTGGCCTACATGCAGGAAGTCGACCGCATCCTGAAGGCCCAGGACGATGCCGCCGCGAAGCGCGAGACGGAAAAGGCGAAGGTGCGTGAACTGGAACGCAACCACCTGATCGACCAGGGCACCGGCTTACTCGGGCTCAGCAAGATCGAGCAGGAGACGTCGCAAAAGGATTTCGAGGCGACCGTCAAACGGATCACCGCGCACCAGAAGCTGGTCGACACGATCAACGCGGAAGTGAAACTCGCCCAAGCTGAAAATTCGTTGATGACGACCGGGTCCGGCACCCCGGACCCGGCCCGCGACGCGGCGCTCAAACGGGATGCGACGCTGGCGCAGGTCGCCGCGCAGCAGAAGAAAGCGCCCGAGATGGATCTGTCGGCGCTGATCGTCAATGCGTGGCTGAAGTACGACCAGGAGGTCGGCGCGCGCAGTTCCACGAAGACCACCGCCGCGCCGGCCATCGTCAACATGAACGTGAACGGCGTCTTTGACCCGGCGACCGTGCGACAACTGACCGACGCCATCTCGCGGGAATTGATGCAACGCACGGGGGCCGACCGCTATCTCCCGGCACGCTAGGAAGGAACTCGTATGGGTGCAGCGCAAGCGACAGACTACCTGGAAAACCTTTTCATCGATCACCTGTTTCGCACCCGCACCTGGGCGAAGCCGGCCGCGCTGTATCTGGCGCTGTTCACCGCGGCGCCGACCGATGCGGGCGGCGGCACCGAAGTGATCGGCGGCGCGTACGCGCGGGTGAACCTGCCGCCCCTCGATGCGAACTGGAATGCGACGCAAGGTGGGACGACCGGCAACAGCAGTGGATCGGGCGGCGCGACGGCCAACGCCGTGGCGATTGTCTTTCCCGCGCCGACGGCGAACTGGGGCACCGTCACCCACTTCGCGATCCTGGACGCGGCCACGGGCGGCAACATGCTGATCTGGGACGTGCTGACCGTGCCGCGCACGATTATTTCCGGCGACCCCGCGCCGTCGTTTGCCCTGGGCGCGCTCGCCGTCACCATCGCGTAAAGGGACGCCCCATGTCGCAACTGGTCAAGCACCTCAAAGTCAGCGCCATCGCCGACGGGCCCGATCCGAATCAGGTCAACCCCTCGGACTGGAACGCGTCGCACGTCTTCAGCGGCGGCGCGCTCGGCGGACTGTTGATGCGCGACACCGGCGACGCCACCTATGGCGCGTCGTGGCTCGCCAGCGTGGCGGCCGGGAGCGTGTTGATCAGTAACGGCGTCGCCGCCGCGCCGACGTGGGCCGCGTCGCTCACGCTCAGCGGGGGTCTCACGATTGGCGGGCTCTTCTCGGCGACCGGATTCGGTGCGCATACCTTCAATGCGTCCGGCGCCGGTCCGCACCTGCTGTCGATTCGGAATGCGGCGGCGGGGACGGGGAACTACGCGGCGCTCAACCTCGGCACCGATGAAAATGTCGCACTGGGGGTGCTCGCGGCGTATTCGAGTACGTTCACCCCGCCCGCGGGGTATGCGTTACCGAGTAGTGTCCTGCTCGGGTCGAACGGCACCAACGGTCTCGTCCTATTGGCGGCCGCTGCGTCCGCGCCGATCAAGTTGTTTACCGGCATCACCCCGGCCGAACGCCTGCGGGTGACCGCGGCGGGAGACGTGGTCGTCAACGGGACGACCCCGGCATCGAGCACTCTGTTCACGGTCCTTGCCGATCAGACCGTGCGGCCGGTCGGCATGACGATTCAGAATCTCAACGCCGGGAACGGCCTGTATTACATGTTTTTCACGAACAGCGCCTTGGGTGCGGCGGGCAGTATTCAGCAAACCGGGGCCTCGACGGTGAGCTACTCGACGACCTCGGACGCGCGCTTGAAAACCGACAATGGCGTCGCCGTCGACGTCTCGGCGTTGCGCGCCGTCGTCGTCCACGATTTCACGTGGACGGCGGACGGGCGCCCCGATCGCGGCGTGTTTGCCCAGGAGACGATCGACGTCTTTCCCCGGGCGATCACCGAAGGATCGGATCTCACCAGTGACGCCGGGCAGCTGATGAATCCGTGGGGCGCGGATTACAGCAAGTTCGTCCCGGATCTCATCGTCGGCTGGCAGCAGCACGAGGCGCGGCTCGCCGCGCTCGAAACCGGGAGACGCTAATGGCCCTGGCGCGCGTCGTGACCTTCGAGAGTAACGGGCGTGGCCAGCGGCGGTTCGAGATCCTCTACGCGGCGCTGCTCCTCGGGGCGCCGAAGGGCGCGCGGGGCCTGGAGACGATCCGTCGCGAGGCCCGCGTCCTCGAGGCGCTCGACGCGATCAGTACGCCGGTCGACGCCGCCGCCCCGGGCCCGGTGCCGCCCCGCCACGTCACGCCCGCCGCGGAGCTC